TTACAGTTTTTCACCTGCCAGCAGACAGAGTGCCTTTAATCCTGTGTCGCTCCAGTCATCCAGGGTGTCGGGATGCATTGCGGCCACATAGGCCAGCTCGGAACGCAGGAAACGCAGACCACCAGCCATGTGATCTTTGCCATAGAAGCTGTGGGTTTCTTCATCCGGCCGGAAGATAATCAGCAATTGTTCATCGGGCTCGTGCTGAACATCAAAACCCAGCTCAGCGGCTGCTGCCTCTATTCGCTGGCCAGCATTAATATCAGCCGGAAGCTCTTTCCCGCCGTCATGCCCCCATACCCACGCGGCGGCCTGGGCCCACGTCATTGCATTGTGATGAGCACCAGCACCAGCACCAGCACCAGCACCAGCACCAGCACCAGCACCAGCACCAGCACCAGCAGAATTTTGTTTAGCCTGCGATGCGTCAACGTCCACTTTATCGCCTGAAATAACAATTTCACCGCGGGCTATCCAGCCGTAAACAGTTTGCCGGCTGACGCCCATATGCCTGGCGTAGGCTGATTTACTTAACAGCATCCTGTGTTTCCCTCCGGGCAGAAAAAAGCCGCCCTCAGGCGGCCTGCTTCTCTTCTGAATGTGTCTGCCGCTGGCTGCCTTTGAGCATCGCGGTGACATGTTCGCTTAACTGATCAAGACCGCTCATGCGTGGCTGTACATCTGATGGATCGTCGTTCTTCCCATACACGAGATTGTTATACCAGGTTCGGACGGCTGTAATTTGTGCAACATCCTTCCTTACCGCGTCGACCAGATCGGCAACCGCGCTAATCACCTGCCCGTTCTCTGCTGCGATACGGGAGAAGCCGAGACGTTTTAGCTGTTCCGTATCGAGTCCCGAACACACTGCGTGCGCCCTCAGTAAGGCGTCCGCCAGCTCCGGATGCTTTCCACTGTGCATCGACAGAAGCATTTTTTCCTGGCTGCGGCGATCCAGCCTGGCGAATGCCTGGCGCATTTCGCTGTCACGCATGAATCCCTGAACATCATCAGATGCCAGAGGATTAACCGGTGCGAGCTTGTTCTTCAGGTAATCGAGAATGTTTGCGGCCTGCTCGCTTACGGCTGCCACCCCGCGGGTAAAGTCTTTGAGCGTGTCCGGGTTCCGGGCTTCACCTGCCCTGCGGTTTTTTGCCTGTTCGTTCAGATCCGGATCATTGCGGATAACGTCCAGCAAATCCGCCTCAGCTTCGGCCTGCTGCGCCGTTGTCCTCAGGCTGGTGAGTTCGCCCGCCATACCACGGAATAAAGCGGCCATCTGAGTATTTGGCGCAACAACCTTACCGGCATAACCCGCCAGCTCGATGCTGTGTTTCCCAATTTTGATTGAGTAGCTCATTGCCCTGCCTCCATTTTTGACAGCCCCGCATCAAATACCTTGCGCGCAACAGCATGGATTGACGGCGCGATCCCCATGCCCGACTTCTGGCGCTCCCTCTCCTGGATGGTTTTCAGAGCCTGAATCTGCTCACCGTTCAGCAGAACGGGCTTAACGTTAACCTTGCTCATGATGCCCCCTGTAATAGCAATCGTTAAAGTTCCATTAATCGCAACAATCGAACAATTAATTGCGATTTATGAAACAATGTTAATGAAATTGCAGGGGTGCACAACGCGAAAAGTGTGGATGCGTTTTAAAGAATTTGCCCTCAAGGTATACATGGTGTTCATAAAGAGAATAAATCACTTATAAAACATGAGATTAACCTATGAACACCAGCCTACATTTTGGGATTTCAAGTCTACACGGTATACATCATTCTGTTTAATAAACCATCAGATGATTAATGAGAGAATGAACACCATGTACACCCTGTGTATACCTGAAAACAAGGTATACATGGTTTATTTCACTGATTTATATAAATTACCCTCTCGATGTATACCATGTATACCTTTCTCCATATTTATCTGAACTTCATTCTTTATGACCGGCTACCTCATCTTCAAGACGGATTGCATTGCAGCATTGAAGAACCCGATCCACAATCAGCCGGTGAATGCGGTTGATGTGCCAGAGGAGAAAGCATGTCAATCAAACTACGTGCCGGTACGTGGCACTGCGACTTCGTTGCGCCTGGTGGGAGCCGAATTAGACGGTCTCTTGGGACAGCGGACAAAAGGCAAGCTCAGGAGCTCCACGATCAACTAAAGGCTGAGGCCTGGCGCGTTGATAAGATGGGGGAGTATAAGGCTCGCACATTTGAAGAAGCCTGTGAGCGATGGCTTAACGAGAAGCAGCACAAGAAAAGCCTCGATGATGATAAAAGCCGGATTGGATTCTGGCTTTTGCATTTTAAAGGAATGGAGTTATCAGCAATCACTGAGGACCGTATTCTTTCTGCGGTTAGCGGAATGGTTAACAGGAAGCATCGACTTAATTGGGAGTCTATGCGTGACAGCTGCCTGAAGAATGGCAAGCCGGTCCCGGAGTTTAAGGATAAGCCAGCGGCACAGGCAACGAAGGCAACACACCTTGCATTCATTCGAGCATTGCTTAGGTGCGCAGCCAATGAGTGGCGATGGATTGCCAAGGCCCCAAACATAAAGTGTCCCGTGCCGAAGAATAAGCGCATACGCTGGCTTACCCGTGATGAGGCGACGGCTCTAATTCGCGAGATGCCGACACACTTCAGGCCGGTTGTTGTTTTCGTGCTGGCCACCGGGCTTCGCAGATCAAACATCATCGACCTTGAGTGGTCGCAGATTGATATGCAGAGAAAGGTAGCGTGGATTCACCCGGAAGATGCTGAATCATTAAGGGCGATTGGGGTCGCCCTTAATGATTCAGCCTGTAAGGTTCTTCGTGATCAGGTTGGAAGGCATAACAGGTGGGTATTCGTTCACACTGAGTCGTCGGTTAGGCCTGACGGAACGAGAACGAAAGAGGTGAGGAAAATGCGAAGTGATGCTAACACAGCCTGGCGGGCCGCACTAAAGAGAGCTGGAATTGAGAACTTCCGATTCCATGACCTCAGACACACCTGGGCAAGTTGGCTTGTTCAGTCCGGTGTACCATTAAGCGCTTTGCAGGAAATGGGAGGATGGGAAAGCATAGAAATGGTTCAGCGATATGCTCACCTGGCACCTAACCACCTTACTCAACACGCCATGCAAATTGACGCATTTCTGGCAGGAAATGGCACAAATATGGCACAAGGTGGATTTTCTGATTTGGAGAATATCGCGTGAACCCGCGTGGTTACTGGTGCGATAATAGGAACCAATAAAACAAAACAACACAATGATTTTAAAAGAAAAAGTAATATCGAAGAATAAAACTATACACACTCCTATACACATCGCCGGTGGCGTTCATTTTTCGTTCTAAATCCAATCAAGAAAAATTCTTTTTTTCGGTGTAACTGTTCACACTGTTCACCTCATGATTTTTCTGTTTAGTATCATAAAGATAAGTGGTGATGAGTTGGTGAAGAGTGAACAATCGATTCTTCACCCAGGCAAGGAGTTGGCCGTTCTGTTTGTCGCAGGCTGTCGGAGGGTGATGCCGGGAGGGGGGGTAAAAAAGTTTTTTCTGGTTTTATTGTTCACTCTGTTCACCCTGCATTTTTTCACTTTATTTTCATTGTGTTAGCGGGTGAGTATACGGTGAAGGGTGAACAGTGGAATGTTCACCTTCGGTGTCGCCAGATACAAAAAGACCGGCAAATGCCGGTCTGTGTAGGTTATGTCGCTTCGGGCTCGTCGCACTTCGGCAACCACTCGCCGTTGCTTTCCTCTTTCAGCGTCAGATTAGTTTGCGTCCCCTGCTTCGTGTGCCGCTTCTCGTAATTCAGGCCGTATTCCTTCAGCATCACCGGCAGCCCGAGCCCGAACATTTTCAGGCTCAGTACGTTCCGGTAGCCGTTGGCCTCCATATACACCAGATAGGCGTGATAAAGGTAGTTCCGGGGCTGGCGCGGGACAATATTCGCATTGCCCATAAACATCCCGTTGGTCTGCGGCAGGGCTTCAAGGTAGCCGCAAAAATCAAAGGTCGGGTCAGCGTCTCGTTTAATGCTGAGCGCTTCATCGGAGTTCTGCTGCGACTGGAGCAGGCTTCGGGCGCTCATCGGGTCGCTGAACCGCTGCATCAACTGGCGCACAATCACGGCCAGCTCACAGGCGATTTTATCCCGGAGCTGCGGGTCGCGCTCTTCCGGGGCAATCTGCTCCGGGAAATGGATAATCACCCGACGACGTGAAACACCGCCGCTGCGGTCGGTGAAGCGCATCGGGTTGTTGTTCACGGCCAGAATCACCGCCGGAATATGCGTTGAGTACGGGTTCTGGTATTTCGGGTCGACGGAGACCGCATCCCCGCCGGTGATGGCCTTGAGGCCAGCCCCGTCCCCGCTCCATTTCTCCTGGTCTGGCAGACGGATAAGCGAGAAGCCAATGAGGGAGGCGCGTTTACGCGGGTCTTCCAGCGTATCGATATCAGCCGACGTGGCGTTATCTTCCCCGGCGAGCAGGGTCGCGATTTCGGCCAGAATACTTTTCCCGCTGCCGCCCGGCCCGGTCACCTCGAGAAAGAGCTGCCAGTCGTAGCGGTTCGCCAGCACCATAAACAGCGCCGCCAGAATCACATCGCGTTTGGCCGGATTATTGCTGGCCGCCCGGTCGAGCCAACGCCAGAAATTCGGGGCATGGGTCTCCAGCGTCTCTCCTTCCACCGGCGGGGTAAAATCCACCTCACACAGGGTACGCAGCCAGTTCGCCTTATTGTGGGGGCTGAATGTCCCGGTGCCGGTATCGAGCACACCATTGCGGAAACCAATCAGACGCCGCGCAGGGGCGTCCTGCCGGGGGATAATCAGTTTCAGGGTCTCCACCACGGAGGCAATTTTCCCGGACGAGAACGGGGCGCGCAGACGCTGAAAGAGCGCGGCCACATCGCGGGAGAAGTCTGCCGGGGAGATAACCTTCCAGGCACCCGACTCATAGCGGGACAGGAGCTGGCCGTTCGGGTCAACCGCCAGCGCTTCGCCGTAATGCTCATGCACCCGCATCGCCTTTTCACTGGTGCTCATGGCGGTAAATTCCGCCTCGCTCATGGTGTCGAACGGGCTGGCAACCGGTGGTTTCAGGGCATCACTCAGCGCCTGACGGGTTACCGCTTCCCCCTGCTGCGTATGGGCGTCATTCCAGTCACCAAAGACCGGCGGCAGCGCGATAAGTCCCTCACAGGCTTTCGCGGCGGCGCTGGCTTTGGTCTGGCCGTCGCCGTTGAGGTCGCGGTCAGCCGCCAGCACAATCTGGCAGGCCGGGTATTTCTGTCGGGCAAGGCTCGCCTGAGAAAGGAGATTCACGGAGGAAAGCGCCACCCAGACGGTTTCCCCGGTGAGGTGATGCACGGTCAGTGCCGTGGCATAGCCCTCGGCAATCCACAGCCGTTTTCCGGCCTGTTTCTGTCCCTCCAGCGTATGCCATGCCCCTTTCACCTGGCCGCCTTTCAGGGTGCGTTTGAGGCCGTCAGCGTTAATCAACTGGAGGTTTACCAGCGCCCCATTTACATCGTGCAGCGGCACCACCACATCCCCGGCACGGTAGCCCACGCCGCCGGTCTTGTGACCGGTGGTAAGCGTCAGGCATTCCCGGTCGGGGAAGCCCTTGCGGGTCAGGTAGGCGTTGCCGGTGGCCGGGCGGGTTTTCTCCGTCAGTTTCGCGGCCAGCTCAGCCGCCGCTTTGCGGCTGGCATCGGTGTCGGCCTCCGCAGCGGCAATAACCGCCGGGGCAACCGGCGACAGGCTGCCGGTCACAGCGTCCACTTTCCCTGCTGCTTCTGACGGGGTGACATCAAACACTTTTTCAACCAGTTTCAGCCCGTCCCCCGCGCCGCACTGGTTACAGAACCACGTCCCGCGCCCCTCTTTATCGTCAAAGCGGAAGCGGTCAGCCCCGCCGCAGACCGGGCAGGCCTGATGCCGGTTTTTAATGACCTTCACGCCCAGCGCCGGGAGAATGTGCGGCCAGTGGCCGCAGGCCTGTTTTACGGTTTCCGTTACGTTCATTTTCATTCCTGTTCTCTCCCTCAGTGCAGAACCGGCGGCGTGATATGCCGGGCGCAAAGTTCATCCATCACAGCCAGCCCGAGAAAGGACAGCGCCGGGGCAGCTTTCAGGGCGCCGGCCTCCATCAAATCTTCCAGCAGGGCGCAGGCAATCAGGCGGCCTTTCTCCTCGCCGTGCTGGCGCAGGTAGAACCCCTCCAGCTCGGCGGCGATGGCGCTCTCCAGCGCTTCAAGGGTGAGGTGCGGGTAACGTTGCTGGCGCTCGCACACCGTCAGCCAGGCACAGGCCACGGCGCGGCGATACAGCGCTGCACGAAGGACGGGGGTTAAGGTCTTTTTCATGCGCTTGCCTCCCCGGTGAGCCAGCGGTGATTGCAGCGCTCGACCACGCCGTCGAGCTGGGCGGTCATGAGATAAATCACGGAGGTGAGCTGTAAGCGCTGTTCCGGGGCATGTTTCTGTGTGGTGCAGTCCTGATCCTGCGCCATCTCTGTGACGAGCTGGCCGACGTTACGCAGGTGCTCCAGACATTCGAGGTCTTTCAGGGTGAGGGTCGGCTGTTTCATGCGCACACCTCCGTCACCGGCAGACGACCGGCAAACGCGAGGATATAGTCGCGAACGAGGGCAAGACGGGCGGCACGCTCATCCCCGGCAACGGTGCGGAGCATACAGATTCGGGGTTTACGGTCTGCGCGGCGAACGGCAGCGAAAACAAAGACAAATTGCGGGTGTGACAAGGTGAGGGTTGTAGCCATAAGGGCTGCCTCCATAGTTAGCTGGTTACAGCTACCACCGGAGTTCCTACGCTCATGGGTGGTAGCCCAGACGGGGGTAGGAATACCGGTAACTATGAGAACCGGCCAGCCCGAAAGCTGCCCCGCCTGAGCCACCATTACGAGATACTCACAATGGCGAAAAGGCCACTGTGTATTGAATGGGTGCATCAAGGCACAGACACAAAAAAAGACGCAAGGCGCGTCTGGTGTCGCCATAGTTAAACACGGGTTCCTACGCCCGGCTGCCGATTTTGCGGCAGCAGGAAAACTGTACCAGGAAACACACAACGGACGCAAGCCAGAAAAAGGGGCTTTTTGCAGAACGGGGATCCTCATGCGTCGTAACCCCGGTTACGGGCGGCGATACGGTCGGCCATCCAGGCGGTGATTTCGGAGTGTGCCCAGGCCACATTTTTCCCGCCAAGGGAAATCTGCCGGGGAAAAGCGTTCTGGCTGATGAGGTCGTAAACCGTGGAGCGGGACAGGCCGCACAGGTGAAGCACTTCGGGCAGGCGTAAAAAACGCTCCTGAGCGATATCAGATACCGGCATCAGCGGAGCCGCAGGGGCAGAAGACGGGGAAGAAAAAGCGGTGTGCATCGGGCTACCTCATAAAGTCCATACAGCGCCGGGCGTGTCCGTCCGGCTTCAGGTAGCTCTCTATTCTCAGCATAAAACCGGGCATTGCAACAAGGTGGAATGTGTCAGCCCACCACACAACAACGGTCAAAAAACAGGCATAAGGTCAATATGGGGCAATAAAAGGCAGTGTGACCCATTCTCGCACATCCTGAGAAAATAAAGCCCAAAAACAACTATCAATAAACATTTATTAATAGCTATTAACATCCAAATTAATTCAGTCAGTGGTACAGGGCATAAAATGAGGAGGTGAACAGTGGTGAACAGACGGTGAACAGTCAGACCCTCAACTGTTCACCCTTTAACTTACTGTATTACTTATCTTTTTCTTTATGGTGAACAGTGGTGAAGAGTTATATATAAAAAAACAAACAGAAACAGGGGTTTCCTGAGACCTTTCTCTGGCCAGCCTGATTTTTAAGGTCTGTTTGTGCCACCGGTGCCACAACCGCAATGCATCGAGTTGTTGTCTGGTGAGCGGCAGAATGGCGTCAGGTTGAAAACACAGAGAGAGCCCGACGATGAAAGCTGACATGCTTACCGCAGTAATGAAAACCCTTGGCAGTACCCAGGATGAGACCACCCGCGCGGTTATCAACGCCGCACTGGAAACCGTGAACGAGACGGACAGACAAAAAGCTACCGCCACAATGAATAACGCCCTGACAGCATTCAGCCAGGCAAAAGCCGCCCACACGGAGAATATGCTGAAGCTGAATGATATCGATGCGGCCATTACCCGCAGTGAGAAAGAACGCCAGACCGCCCGGGAGGAAAATGCCGAGGCAGAGCAGAGCTGGCGCGCCCGTTTCCGTTCGCTGCGTGGGGTGATGACCCCGGAAATGAAAGCCGAGCACAGCCAGCGCACAGCCAGCCGTGAACTGGCAGATGAGTTTACCGGCCTGATTGCCGAACTGGAGGAAGATAAATCCGGCGCGATGCTGGCCGCGTGTTCATCCGGGCAGGCTTATGTCAGCGCGCACCTCAGTGCTTTCTCCGTCTGTGCACAGAATGAATGGGCGGCAGTAATGAACGATATCAGCCCCGCGCTGGTACGTGCTTTCGCCCTCCGTATGCGTGAGCTGGAGATGAAAGGAGAAGAGCATCCGCACAGGATTCTTTATGAGGCGCTGGGCGAGCATGTGCTGACGCAGAGCCGCTATTACACCTTCGATATGGCACAGGAGCCGGTTATCTCTCAGCTTGGTCTCCATCGCCCGGCGCTCACCGGCGTCGATATGACACTCTACAAAAGCCCGGCTCGCCGTATGGCCGTAGCCAAAGAGCTGGCACAGAAAAGAACAGTACAGGGGGTGAAGCCATGATGCGCTGCCCGTACTGCAAAAAGGCCGCCCATGTGCGCACCAGTCGTTACCTGTCGGATAACGTCAAACAGAGCTATCTCCAGTGCGTCAACGTGTTCTGCTCGGCCACGTTCCGCACCATTGAATCCATTGACGAGGTGATACGCCCTCCGGCAGAGACCGCCCCGCCAGAGCCAGCTCCGGCGGCCGCAGTGCCACCCCGTCGCGTGCTGGACTGCGCCCGCTCGTCACTGCGCCACTGATTCAGGAGAAAAGGTATGAACCGTACACCACTGGAGCAGGCCTTTGAGGTCTGCCAGAAAAGCAAAACCGCCTGGCTGAACGCCAAAGCCGGGCTGGCACAGGCAGAGATGGCACTCCGGGAGCGGGAGCTCACCGGTCGCGCCCCGGAGCCGGAGGAAATACAGGCGCTGCGCGATGCCGCCGACCTGAAAAAACGGGAGGTCAGTCAGTCTGCCGGGTGCTACATCCGTGACCATGAAGCCGTGCAGCGAATCAGCATCCGTCGCCAGCTCCACGCCTTTATGCAGGAGAATGGCACGGCGCTGGCCGTTGCCCTGGCACCTGAGCTGATGCATCTCAGCGAACTGCCGGAGAGAGTCAGGGTCTGCGCCCTCGACCGCGCTGCCGCCAGTATCCGCGAAGCCTTATCCGTTCATCTGGCAAGCGGGGTTAAGGTGGATTATGCGGAGGACGACCGGGATATCCTGACGGCCATCGGGTTCCGGCCTGACAGGGCATCCCGGACAGATAATCAGGCCAGACACTGAGCCACAAAAACCCGCCTGAAACGCCCCGAAAATACCCATTTATTTAATAAAAATAACCATGCATGCATACGCTGCATGGTTTTGCATTTATTCCCCGTATTTTTTCATACCCCGCCGCACCAGTGCTGGCGCGGCCTGAGCCCCTTGATGCACCTGCATTAAAACCGCCCCCTGAAGCGGGCAGGCGTGGCGGGGAGAGCATTGCGCGCAAAGTACAGTGCACTTATAATTTTTTAAACAAATTATCCAAACCTGCGCGATTAAAAAACTGAGATGGTAATGCTGGGATTCTGTAGCCCTTCGAGCCAATGCGCTCTGTTGATGTTACTAATACAACAAATTTTTTGGCTCTTGTTAATGCAACATAATGTAAATTCAGACATTGCTTCTCATTTTTATAAATAACATCCCTACTGCCAACTGGATATTCTCTTTTAGGTAAAATATGGTCGTAAAGATCTAAATGATATACGCAATCAAACTCTAATCCTTTAGACTTATGAATGTTCATAATCTGCACTTCGTTTTGATTAATCGGCAAGTAATTATTCCTTACTGCATCAACCTGAAGCACCTCATTAATTCCATCTACATGTATTGATTCAAGATTATAATCACCTAAAAGAGTTAAGACTCCACGAATAGAAGCTATGAGGCTATTATCATCAATCTTTCTGACGAGATTAATTTCACGTCTCAATACTTTAATCTGTTGTTTTGTAATACTAGTTTCAGAATAATTATCTATAATATCTTGTGCTGTGTGATTATTATTATACCTATAGTGTAATAAATCTATAATCACCCTAGAAATATCAGTGCCTAGTTTTGATAATTTATCATCCACATAAGCTCTATTTTGAACTTTAAGACAGGAGGATATATATGAAACACTTTTATTGCTTACCGTAAGGATAGCAATTTGATTGTTATGTTTTATTTTAAAGGAATTTTTTATTGACTCTAATCCACTATCAATCCATGAGGCAATTTCTTCAAAATACCCTGGTATACAAGCTCGATAGACTTGTATATCATCACCTGCAATCAGAGTACATTCAGGCCTTATCAACCTTGAAGCATAATTAACAATAGAATAATGGCAACGATGATTTATTGTTAATTCAAACGGTTCAAATTCATTATCGCCATTTTTGAGCTCAATCAAATATTTTGAGTTTTTCTTGGCGTATTCATGAATAGATTGATCAGCATCGCCTACTGCAACTGCTTTAATACCAAACATCGAAAGCAGTTTAAAAATCTCATGCTGTATAAAACCTGAATCTTGATACTCATCTATGTATATAGATTTGTATTTCGCCTTGATATATCTTTGGCAAGCAGGTGAATACGTAAGAATAAAAAGAGACACTAGTGGAGCCAACTCAAGTACAAATACCCCATGAGAATAAAGGGTGTAGACTTCATTTAGCGCATTCACATCCTCTTTTAAAATAACATACCCATCAGATAACAAAAATAACATTCTTGTTTGTTGCTCAGGTAATAACTCATTAAATTTAATGATTTTTAATGATTTAGGCCTACATGCAAAATGGCTCATAAAATTTAGAATAATTTCACGCAAAAAGAATTTATCAATCGTTCCAAAGAAACTAGATTTCACATCTACTATAAATTTTTTTGATCTTTTTAATAATTCGTCACTAGCTTTATTAGTATGAGATATTGCAATAACTCCTTGAAAGTTTTTCATCCCCCTCAAATCTATTGCTATTTTTTCAATTACTACAGTAGTTTTTCCACTACCAGGGCACGCGGTTAAAACCATATTGCTAGGAAAATCTATGGCATTTTGCTGTTCCTCTGTGAATTGGATCATTAGATTTCCCCTTTAGCCAAAGAGATAGCCATATGCAATGGCCGAACAAGATCTCCAGTTGCAAGTTCAGTTAGATTTTCCCTCTTAAGGGCTATCAATTCACGCATGCGTGTTGCTTTTTTATCTCTCAAATAATTAGCAGCTTCATTTATATTTTCTTTACCGCTATATTCAAGAACATGCGCTGAAAACTCCTGACACAAATCTCCCTCAAGATCCGTAAATGATAGAAAAACTGCATTAGCATTTAAAATTGGTGACTGCGCAATCCACTGAGTGCTTAATTGAGATTGTTCTATTTTTGCTAATTCATTCTTTAACGGTGGAAGTCCGCATAAATGGCGGCCTCTATTGATCCCTGAATATTGATATTCATCTTTATGAGGGACCTTTCCAGCATCATTATCTGTCCTAACAACATATTTTATATTAAAAGATTTTAATATATTTTTATAAACCTCAAATTGTACTCCATCAACTGATAAAATACTTATATTATAGAAGTCTAAATTGTACCCTAAAGCTTTTGCCAGTTCGTTATAGAAAATCAGCTCGGAGGGACCTTCAACTAAAAAAACCACATCGGCAAAGAATGCTTCCGCAGGAATGATGCTTATGCGATAACCCATTTTATCCCAAGCTTGGCTCACACATTTTGAACATCCATTACTTGCTGCAAAAGAGGCTCCATTTCGAGAGTATATTTTTATAATTGAATCAGGCTGATAATTTACTGCTATTTGAGGGGAATGTGTTGTTACAATTGATTGTCCAGGTAATTTACTTGTAAGATACTCAGATAGTTTACGTTGTTGATGAGGGTATAAGTGCGCCTCTGGCTCCTCAATGCAATATATTACCACCTCACTATTTTCGTCATGTTCCCTGACACTTTTTGACTTCCAGAGAGCTAATAATATCTGATTATTCAATCCATCGCCTCCAAGAAGGAGTTTATGTCCGTTTGAGTTTGAACTTAACTCTAGCTTTTCAATGAACTGATCAACACCTATTGCGCCTGAATCCAATTCGATATTTAAACGTTCATAGTTGTATGATAGTTTTCTTAACTCTGAATTCAATTCAGCTGTTGCCTGTTTGACATAGCTTATTTCCTTAACTTTAGAGTTAACATTTTCCAATAGAGTATTTAAATCTCTAAGGGATTGCTGATCACTATCAACTTGCGGTTGTTCTCTATTTTCTTGAGCAAGTCTTAGAAGATGCCTCTTTTCTATGCTAATATATTTATCCAAATCTCTTTGTGATTTAATATATCTCATACTAAGATACTTCAGATAGAATCTAGACGTTATTTCATCATAATTATCTTCATCATGCCCAATAAAGATCTTATATGATAAATCATTTCGATAAGCCACATATTTTATATATGTATTTTTTCCATCACTAACATACCCGTTTAGCTTTGATACGACAGCATCTTTATCGACATTTTTAAATTTTATTATTACTTGCAATTCATCAACAGTATCACCCTTGAGGTTTACATGAAAATCATTAGATTTTGGCTCTAAATCTAATTCAGAAATACTTTTATCAAGCAACATTCTTACCGCGTACACTAGATTTGTTTTCCCAACATCATTTGCACCTATAATTAATGTGGAAGGTTCAAAATTTACAGTAGCGTCAGAATAGTTTCTGAATCCTTTAAGAGAAACCGTCTCAATATGCATTATTATTCCTTAAAATAAACGACGAGTAAAAATATAACATTGTACGACGCTGAGAAATATACTGAGCATGATTATATGTTCCTCTAATAGAATTTTTATCAACATGCGCTAGCTGAAGTTCTATCCATTTAGAGTCATAATTGTTTTCATGAAGAATGGTTGACATCATATGCCTGAATCCATGACCAGTTACTTTCCCTCCATATCCAATCCGCTTAATAACTTGATTTATACTCGCTTCACTCATAGGTTTGTTCGGATCATTCCGCCCCGGAAAAACATAACGATAGTTCCCTGTCATGATCTTAAGTTCATTGAGTAAATCTAACGCTTGAGTCGACAAAGGTACAAGATGTGACCTGCGCATTTTCATCCTTTCTGCAGGAATTTCCCAAATAGCGTTATCCAGATCAAATTCTTGCCATAATGCCGCACGTAATTCGATGGTTCTCACGCCCGTAATCATCAGTAATTTCGTAGCTATCTGAACCAGCTTACTCCCTGTGTAACTGTCTAAAGCACGCAGAAAATCAGGTATCTCATCAGCTTTTAGGAACGGGAAATGATTGGATTGATGTACTTCAAGAGCACTGGAGAGATCTGCTGCAGGATTAAATTCAGCCCTTCCTGTAGCAATGGCATAGCGGAAAACTTCTGAGCATCGCTGCCGAACTTTGCGCATTTTTTCTAATGCACCGCGCTTTTCGATTTTACGCAGCACATTAAGCAGTTCTAGCGGTTTGATTTCGCCTACAGGTCTCGTACCCACGTAAGGAAAAATATCGTTCTGAAACGCTTCCATGATGTCAGAAGCATATCCTTCCGACCATTTGGTAGACTTCATTTGATGCCACTCTGTCGCTATCTTTTCGAACGCGCTTTCAGACTCGGTTTGTAAAGCAATCTTCTGCTCTTTTCGAACCTCACTCGGATTCTTTCCTTCGGCTACCAGTTTTCGGGCATCGTCGCGACGAGAGCGCGCATCGGCAAGTGTGATCGTCGGGTACACACCCAGCGAGATCATTTTGGGTTTACCGGCAAAACGATAGCGGAACCGCCAACTCTTGCTTCCATTAGGTTCTATAAGCAATGAAAGCCCTTGCCCATCGCCAAGTGTATAGGCTTTAGTTTCAGGTTTAGCGCGACGAATCTGCATATCGTTTAAAGGCAT